AGTAACTCTGATACCGCAGCAAACGCGACGTAACACACGGGTTTCCGACCACACTTCGTACACGGCTGGAGGATTTGCTCGCTCGCGACCCAGGTGTGGTTCACTTCGTCATCACACCGGTCACAAGAAGGTTCCAACCAAATCTCGGTATGATCGGTAACCCGCTGCTTCATCGTTTACCGCCTTTGCTGCTGACCCCCCTGATGCTGCGGATGCTCACCAGTGTCAGGGGTTACGCGCGGCGCGTGACCGCCATTGTCCGCAGCTTGGCGCTGTGCGGCGCTGCCGCTCGGCTGGTCCGCCCTGCCGATAAACCCGGCACCGGCATAGACCTGTGGCGCGCCGGTCAGGACGATCGCTTGCTGCGTGACCGGGTCAGGATGCGGGACATCGAACGGCAACCCCTTCTCCATCGCCGCCTCGCGGTCCTTGGCCCACGCCTCGCCCGCCTTCATCTTCTCCTCCAGGTTTGCCTTCTGGGCCTCCTGGACAGCCTGCTGAGCCTGGGCGCGGGACTCCTCGACCTTCTTGGCGGCTTCGGCGTCGGCCTGCGCCTGCTTCACCTCAGGGGCGCTGACCTTGACCAGATTCACGATAAACGGGTCTTTCGCCGCAACATCGGGAACCTCGTTCAGTCCCGGATGAAGTACCACCACGGAGCCGCCAAGATTTTCCGGCGTGGCGGGCAACTGCACGATCGTGCGGTTAGTGACAAAAACCATTTCAGGCATGACCTAGCCCTCCTTATTAACTTCCCAGTACAGCGCCTCGGCTTCTCGGCGCGCGTCTACCGCATCCTCAACAGCTATATGCCATCAGCGTAGCTGAAGGTCGACGGGTAGATGAACTCCATCTGTCCCAACCGGCAGTAGTAGGTGGTGACATGATAGATGCCCTGATACTGGATCGGGGTCTTTTGCAGCGGCGTCATCGGGTACCGGGCGCGCAGCGGGTCTTTGCTGTATGCGATCATTCGGTCGACGGTACCGAGTACCTGCGGCGTACCACCGGCACCCATACCAATGCCCCACTTGCACGGATAGATTTCGAGCCTGCCGCCGCGCTGTGCCGCGAGGTTGTTCTCTTCGAGGAACTTCAGGGTCGAGATGTTACCAGCGGAACTGACGACCTGTGACACTAGGATGCCGTACTGCGCCGGGGGGACGAGCAACCGATCGGGGATCACCGAGTAACCGGAAGCCGCCCAGGTGTTGGTCAGCACAGTATTGACATCGGCGAGGATTTCCGCCGGGGTCTTGGCCGACCACTTGGTCGAGGAACTCGCGCCCGCCACCACGGTATTCGCGGTGACACCGGAATTGTTGTAGAACCCGGTCATCTGCATCGTGGAGTCACCCACGTAGACGACCTGATCGATGTCCATCTGGTGCTTGAGGTTGAGACCCTCAAACTTTTGCTGGTCGATCGGGCGACCGATCTTGATGGCACTTTCGAGTTCCGGGATGGAATACTTCAGTTCCATTTCCCAGAGATTCAACGGCTGCGCCGTCTTGGCGATATCGACCGCGATCCCGGCAATCGCCGTCGACACCTTGCCACCCCAGTTGATGCCCGCCGGTACGATACCGCCCGGTGCAGCAAAGGAACTGTTGGTAAACGAGGCGGACTCATCGGCGATCGTGACATCCTCGCGGAGATCGATGTCACGCGACCAAGTCACCGCCGCGAGCGGCATGTGCAAGGTCGGATCGAGCCGTTCCAACTCATTCACCAAAAAGGCACCGGCACTGTCGACCGTACGAATGTCACCGGTCTCACTGTCGGTGTAACTGTAAGCGCGGTCGAGGGTTGGCCACCCGCCACTGACCGCGCTCTGCATTTGATGAGCGTACATTTGTTACCCCTCCTCGCATTCGCAGGGTGACGCGACCCTAACCGTTAGATTTTGAAGGCGATCTCGACGTTGCCGTTGGCGTCCGCCGGACCGGAGAAATAGGCACCGGGGATCGCCCACGCGGAGGCACCCGTCGCCGCCTCGATACCAGCCTGGACGTGGTTGCCGCTGGTGGCACCGTACCACACGTACACCGCGCCGCCCTTGGTCGCCGCAGCGGCACCGTTGAGCTTCATGGTGACATAGCCACGGTACATGCAATCCACGACGCCCTTCGGAGCCGGGACACCGGGACCAAAAGGTACCACACCCGGCAGCGCCACGGTCATGTCGCTGGTCGGGAACGGACGCACGCAGATGTTCAACGGTGTCGCCGGTGCTGCGGTATCGGTACCAGCGATGGGGCGCGCCCCGTTGGCGTCGATCGTGCCGACCTGACCAAACAGCGTGAACGGCGTGCTGGCGTTCTGGTTCTCAGGCTTGATCGTGGTACCGATAACGTTGAAGCGGCTGCATTCGCCGGGAATACCGGCTGGCATGCGGAAGGTGAAGACACTGTCAGGCATACTCGCCTCCTGTTACCCGGAAAGTGACAATTACCGCGTGCCGTTGGGCTGGGTCTTCCAGAAGTCCCTTGCGCTCGCGTTCATCTCGGCGATCGACGGTGGGCCGCGCCGCGCAACACCGTTCCCGGCCCCGCGAGCATCGCGGGTCGCGGCGGTCCGCGTGGTACCCCGGTTGTTGATCAGCCGGACCTGGGCAGCGGCGGCGTTGAACGCCATCTTGACACTGTCACACGGCAGTACCTTGGTGTCGATCGTGCCGATCGATTCGTGGATGATCTGCTTGGTGGTGTCATCCGCGAGCGCGTGATCGAGCACCCGGCGGCGGAACGCGCACAGACGGCGCGCCGTGCTTTCGAGTGACAACCGCGCATCGAAGGTGGGAACGCGGACACCGGGCTGAAGAATCTCAGCCGCTGCCATCGTGTCGGTCCACAGGTCTTCGGCGTCGGCGCTGTCGTGGGTCCGCGCGTAACGGTCACGGAACTTGCGGCGGTCACCGGTCGAACCACCTTGTTTGAGACCTTCGAGACCGGGGAGATCGGTCTCACCGACCATCTCTTCACCCAGCCGCTCGGGAACCGGGAGTTCGTCGTCACGCGTCATGGAGTCACCACGACGCATGCGGAACACTTTGCGATCTTTGGTCTCGGGGTCTTCGAGTTCGACATCCTCGCCGTCCTCGCCGCCGTTACCACCATTGCCGCCGCCGCCTTCGAGTTGCTCAACGCGTTGCAGAAGCTCGGCCACCGCCGCCGCAAGCTGTTGGATGTCGGGCTGCCCGCCCGCACCGGTATCGATCGGGGGATCGTCGTCACCGGCCATACCGGAACCTCCTGCTTCGCCACCCTTGCCACCCATGTGGAGGTGGATGTGTGTGTCACCGTCGTCGCCGCCGCCGTTGGGTTGACCGCTGGTAGGGTCGATAAAGTCTTTGGTGACTTCGCGAGCCTCTTCCTCGGTGTCCGCGTCACGCACCCGGCGAACCATACGATCCAGCCATGCAGCCATTGTCAGCCCTCCTCAAACATGGATGTGGACATGACGCCCACGCTTGGCACGGCGGCGCAGGATACGCTCACCAGCCTCATTGACACGGGACCAGTCACCGGTGTTGGAGATTTTTCGGCTGCGAATCGAGGCGTCGAATCGGTTGCACCACCCCTCGGGGACGATGGGGCTGACAACCTTGTCACAGGAGTGACCCGCGTAGTGTGTGCAGATACCGCAATGGTCAGGTCCCTCTGCGTCCGCCTCGTAGTGAACCTCTGCGTGCGCCAGCTTACCTTCGTCGTCACCGTCCTCATCAGCATCTTGGGTGGCGAAGTAGGCTTTGTCGCCGATGCGGCAGACCGGGCCGCAACGCCCATCCTTGACCAACGCGAGGTGGTTACATAGGATGTTCCGTTGTCGACCGCGAGCGTCACCTATCTCTTCGTACTCGGCTCTATACCCCACAGACACTTCTCTTAGCAACTTATTCCGTATGGCTTCGATCGCTTTTTTATCGTGAATAAGTAAGTCACCAAACAGCAAATGATCAAATACACCAGTACCTCTACGGGGGTTGATTACGTGACCAACCGCCAATTCGTGATAGTTGTCGGGGTTCACGTCATCGATCGGATGATCGAGGGTGATCGGCTTTCCTTGCAGTGACGCGAGGGTCTGGGGACGGAAAACCTCCTCCGGGTCACGGTCGATGATGATCCTTCCGGCGCTGTCACCCTTGATCGGAATCTCCTTGTCCGAGTAAACCTGCTTCCCGGTACGAGCCAGCGGCACGTTCTGACAGATCAGGAAACCGTCCGGCGTGAACGCCTGCTGCGGGCCAAGTTGCTCGGTGGTGTAGAACTGAATCATCGGTTCTGCCTACACTTCATGCAGGAACACGGCGCGTCGTGCGTCTTGCCAGATTCGTCGCGCCCTAGCTGCAATTCTTCGGGTATCTCGTCCTCGTCCTCCGGTGTCCACGGTTCGGGTGTCTCCGCGCCCCAGTTCATGACGACGTAGTTCTCGCGCGTCACCGGTACGCCGAGAGACCGCATGGTCTTTACCAGGGGATCGTCCGCCAGTGTCGTCATCCTCACCCTGCCCTTTCGCAAAGCCGCCCGCGATCTTGACGATCCGCTTCTGCACATCCTCCAGGCTGGCCTTGCCGTCGTGGTACTCGCGCCACGCGGCGTACACCTCACCCTTCGCCTTGTTGGTCATGTGCTCATCAAAGAGGCGGCGCTTGGCCTCCCAGGTGATCGACTGTAGCACACGCGGCTGGATACCCAAATCCTTGGCAAGCTCGCGATAGGCTTCGGCGTACAGCGGATAGGTACCGTCCAGTCCGGTACGGTTGTTGGTACTGGGTTTCTGGTAGTGTAACTTTGCGCTCTCTTCCTTGGTGTTTGGTGTCAAACCCAGCGAGTGCATCACTGCTGTGTGACTGCCACCCATCGGCGACAGTAACGCCGCGCCAACCGCGTGCGTGTCCATCGTCACATCGCCGTTCTCGCTGTCGGGGTCGAGGATGTTATTGTAGAAGGAACGCACCTTGTGCTTGTCACCCATCGCCGGACTGATCCTGTCACGATCGCCGCCGGACTCCAGCGCAGTCACTGCGTTGGCCACGGACTTGGTTGTATTCCACGCGGCGATAGCCGGGTTCCCCGCATTGGTCTTGTAGGTACCAACCACGCGCCCGTCCGGTGACAAGGCATCAAAGTGACGATCGTGGTGCGCCTCGTCGTAAGTGCGAATCCACATCGCCTTGAGGATTGGGTCACTGAGTTCCGAGAGTTTCTTGCCCTTGATACCCGACAGCAGCGCGGCGTCCTTCGGCTTCCAAATCTCCTTGGCGCGGCGATCCATGTCACTATCCCAAGAGTGATCCTGCTTGGTGTGGTAAATTTCGAGTACCTGTTTGGCGAGGTACACGTTCATGTCCCACAGCTTCTGCGGTGACAATGCGGCATAGACACCAACCGCGCTCTGTAACGGTACCCCGTACTTCTTAGCATCTTCAGCAGCAAGCCGATGCGCGCCCTCGTACCACAAGTGACCTTGCTCACGCACTAGCTTGGGCGCGTTGTCGTAGAGGAACCGCAGGTTCTTCTTCATGTGATTGATGATCGCGGCAGCGCGCTTATCAGCGCAGTCACTAACAGCACTGTCACCTTTAGCCGGGGCACAGTCGAGTTCACCGGGCCGGAAGTTTGGGTACTGTTCCGGGTTATTGAATAGCGCGGTGTCGTGATCGAAATTCTTTTCATGTTCCTTCATCGCGGCGAGATCGGCGCGACGGTACTCGTCACCCTCGACCGCCTTGACATGGGTCGGATGCCGGGTCGAGATCAGCGCCGGGTGACCCTTGCTGCCGGGAAGCCCCTTGCTCTGCTTGGGTGCCGGTGTCTCGGGTTCCTTGACGTGTGATTGTGTCGAGGTACTGCCCTCGCCCTCCGACACAAACTGCCCAGCGTTACCGGGCTGCCCACGCGGATGCTCGCTCTCCTTGAACGGCGCACGGTCACTGAGCTTTTCCAGTACCTGGGTCAGTGCGTGCGCCAGGATCGTCGCCGGGTGCTCCGGTTCCTTTGGTGCCGGTGTCGCGGCTTGGCGTTGCTGGCGGCGTTCCGCTTTGTGCCACTTCCGCCTTTCCTGATCCTTGTACAACGCGGTGACATTTTGGTACAGGTCACGCCACGGCTTGGCCACCTTTTTTAGTTCCGGCGGGTTGGTGACTTCGAGATACGCCATCTCGGCGAGTGTCTCATGCATCGCCTGTTCTTTTGTCGCCTCGTCCTTATTAAAAGCCTCCCACCACTCGCGGCTGTAACCGGTAACACCATCTTTTTCTTTGAGTTCATTGAACTTATGATTAACACTCAAATACGGATGCATCAGTTCGTACACCGGGTAGTCACCTTTGTACTCTTCGGGCACCTCACCGGTATTCGTCGTCAACATGCGTTGCTCACCACCAACATCCCGCCGCCGATCTTGACCAATATCATTTGCTTCCACATTGTACTCGTTCAACGCAGCCTGGAACTTTTGGTGCATCACCTCATGCGCTGTCACACCACGAATGCCCGCCTCAGACAAATTCCTGGGATACAGCACCACTTCGCCAGTCGCAAAACGAGCGAGACCGGCTGCCTGACACTGCCGCCCGTTGAGTGTGAACTTGTAAGGTTCAAAACTGATCGTCAGTTTCGCGGGCGGGTAACCGAGTGACTTCATCATGTCAGCAGCGACAGTTGTATACTGTTCAGTGATAAAGGCGCGGTGTTTCTTCTCGGTCTCTCGCCTTGCCTCATGCTCGTCCTTCAGCATGCCGAGTGTTTCGTGTAACTCGTCCCAGCCCTTGCCCTCATTGAAGTCAGCGGTGCGCTGCCCGATCTCGGCATCTTCATCGAAGAGCACCACCCGCCACTTGGCACTCTCGGGCTTGTCGGTATCCTTGAAGATAAAGATCGCGTCACCGTCGCGGTTCTTGTACACAGCGGCGGTATCGGTTTCGACCGTCATCTCAAAGCCGTGCGGCTTGAGTGTCTCGCCCCAATGACGTGAGAACTTGCCCTCGTAGATTTCGCCTTTCTCCGACCGCTCCAAGTGACGGCGCAGGTTCCCTTCACCGTAGCCGTTGTAGCGGACACCGGGTTTGATATGTTCCCAAAACCGGCCACCAACACCCATACCGCGTAGTGACTCTGAACTGATCTCCAGTGTCTCTTCGCGCCAATCGTTCTTGAACATCCACCGCTTCGAGTTTTCATTGTAACTATCGTACTTCATCCCATTGGTTTGCATCACCATCGTCTTGAGCTTATCCGGCGGCTTTGGTCCCGCGATATTGCGTTCGTGACGCTGGTCAAGCTGACTGGTTAAGTCACGCTTGCCAAAACCACGCAGAACTTCATCACCGTCGATCAGTTTCCAGTCACCGATGTTCTCGCTCTGCGGACTGATCTCGGCACTCAGGATCGTCCCGGTCTTGTCATTCTTCCAGATACGGACAGCGCGCTTGCCGTCGTGATCGTCACGCTGGTACTCAAAGCCCCACTTGGCAAAGTCACTGTTGTACACCGTTGGCGCTGACTCTTCCGGTGTCTCTTCCTTCGGCTTCTCCTGCCAACTCGCCTTGGCGGTCTTGCCGGTCGGTGACGTAGCCCCGCCACCGGACGTGAACTTGCCGTCTGGGTCGCGCGGGTGGAGGTGTTCCTCCCAATCGGGATCGGCGTCACGGAACTCGGGCGGATCGACACCGGGCGGCAACTTCACCTTGACCCAGCGTTCGCCTCGATTGTACCTATCGATTAAGTCACCCATCGTGTATTTTTGGGTGCTTCGGTGACCGGCGGCACCAATCGGCATATCGACTTCGCGAGTGACTTTCTCACCGTTATTGAAGTACACCTCCGGTCGCAGTTCCAACTTGTGACCTTGTCCCTTTTGTTCCATATACCACTTCTTGCGGTCCCAATCGAATTTAGCGCCCTTTGCCTTGGCTTCCTCACGCTTGGCATAGGGTACGTCGAGATACTCGCGCCCCTCCTTAGCTTCGTGTAACCAGGGGCTGATGACTTCGTAGATCGAGCGGTGCAGTGGTGACGGCGGCTTCTCGCGCTTGCCGGGTTCGGTTGTCACTTCGTCTTTTTTGACGTATTTGAGACTCGGGCCACCTGTACGGTACTTGCCCTTTTCTGTGTGCTTGCTACTCGGCAGGAACTGACCACCCTTATAGAACTCGCCATTCTTACCAGACTCACCGCCCTCCTTCGCATGCCCCGCATGGTCACCGTATTGCGGACGGTAGCGGTTCCGCTCCATTTGCTGACGGTAGATGTCCTGAATCACGCTCTGGTTCTTGGCGTTCTCGGCGAGGAACAACAGATCGGGGTCGAGCGGCACCGGGATACCGGTGTCCTTAACGCGGACAACTCGGTCACGGAGATGCAGGAACAGACTCATTTCGTACCCTCGCTTGGCGGCAGCTTACCGTGGGCCTTGAATGTCAGATAGCTCTGGTACAGCCGATCGAGCGGCCACGTCACCAGATCAGCCCCGCCGGGTAACTGATCGAGCCGCACCTCGTACTCGATACCGTGGCGATCCCTTGGCCGCAGATCGTAATACAGGGCTGGCATAGGTCGACTGTCCAGCCCCCGCCGCACCACAAAGTAAACCGGCTCAGCCATCGGCTGCCTCGTCACTCTCAACATTAGTCACAAACACCACCTCGCCGTCTGTAAAAATCACTTTGGCGAGTGTCCAATCGTCCTTTGTCGCGGGCTGCATATCGGCGGTGAGGTACGCCACCATCGCCTCGCGCCCATCTATCGTTTGTTTCTCTATCATCGGTTTGGCCTCTTGTAACGCACTGGCGTGGTCAACGCATCCTCCAGTTCCCAATCATCGCGCAGTACTCGCCAGCGCAGAGTATTGGCAGGGATACCGTGCTTACGCGCCAGTTCCGCTAAAGGAACGTCACCAACCTTTCGCGTGTTACGTCGATTGGTCATCTGTGTCTTCGGCAGTGACCATTGGCAATTGTTCTTGTTGTAACTCTTGTCATTGTCAATACGGTCAAGCGAGTGACGCGGTGACGGTCGCGGTCCCATATCCTTGAGGAACTCTTCAAAGCTGTGGAACCACCGTTTAGACACAAGAATACCTCGCCCACCGTAATCGGCGTAGCGTTTATTATTTGGGTTATAACACCTCTCGATCATTTTCTGCCACGCCTTATATTCAGGTGTGCCTGTGGCTCCATGCTTAGTGTGTGTCTCTACCGTTCGCTCCCTATTGTAGCAACCACAACTGACACTCGTACCAGCCTTCAGCGAATGCTCCGTAACCGGACGCTCGACACCACATACACACCGACACAACCACTGTCGAAACCTTTTCTTATTCTTGCCGACCAGCTTGACCGGCGCTTCACTAATCACTTCCCAACGGCCAAACCTGTCACCGATACCTACAATCACTGAACCCTCCTTGGTAGGATAGGTTCAGTATACGCAATTATCTGTTCTCTTGCCACCACGGATGCGACGGATCACCAATAGCCTCAGCCGGAGGTAGCAGTGGAACTGGAAAGCATCTGCAATTTGGCCCGCCACCGGGATGATAATACATCGGTTTTTGCCCAGGTTCACTAGCCAAAGGTGGTGTGTCCCAACGTTGTATAGTACCCGCCAACTTTTTATGTTGAGGACGAACGTCGGCATCACCCGCCGAATGCCATTGGTACTGTTTGCTGCCAATCATCGTCGCGCGCGCCTGTGTAACTGCGCTAGAAGTCTTCGCGGTCTCGGTTCTGGCAATCAGCGTTGCCCGGTTGTAAGTCACCGTGCTCATGTTGAGTATCTCGCGGCGCAGATCGTCGTATCGCCGCCCGCCGGTCCAATACTCACGTGACAGTTCCTGCACCCGCTCGGCTGCTTCGAGCGGGATCGAAGTGATCAATTCCATTTGGTCATCGAGGATGCGATTCACTTCGAGGCTCGTCGGGGTTCCCGGTGTCAGTACCTCGCGCTTGAGTTCGATACTCAGCATGCGCGCGTGCCTGATCCACGCGGTGTAGTCACGCCGTGACACTTCGGCGATCATCAAGGCTCCCGCTTGTCGTGCCCACGGTCGCAGGAGGTAGGCGTAGTCACGCAGGTACCGGTTGATGGCTTCCACGCCAAGCGGGTCGCCAGGAGGATAAGCACGAATGATGTCCGCCACATGCCGCGCAATACGCCGCAGTTTAGAAGCATACCCGTAGTAAGCATGTAGCACTCGCGCAAAGTGTTCCTGTTCACGCTGTCGGCCTCGCCGTGTCTGTGCATCGGCCCACGATGTCAGTACCCCTTTGCCCGTCTTCAAATCGAAGCTGGCGATGGTCAGCGCGTCACTGATCGTCGCCGCAAAGGCTCCGGGGTCGCGCATCATCGCGGGAGCGGGCTGTTTGGTGGCGACGACGGCGGTACCGCCCCCGGCAGGTTGTCACCCGACGACGGAGCACCGGAACCGTGGCTGCGCACATGCCGGTGATAGTAACTGTTCGGATGAGTCACCGGGCGCACGTAGCGGTGATGACTGTAGTAGTGGTACCGACCGCGATGGTGGTAACCGTACAATGGCGGGTTGGGGACCGGAGGCATCGTCACAACTTGGGGCGGTGGTGGCGGTGGTTCCGGTGCGATCACCGGCTCTGGTGCTGGCGGCGGCGCACACGCTGCCAAAGTCATCGCCATACCGACACAAGCGATCAATACCCCATTCATTTCCGCCTCCTCAGTCGCGGTGGTATCCACTTCGACGGTGACCGTGGTTGCGCGGTACCAACCGGTTGTGACTCTCCTGCCCCGTGTATCCGTGTCAGGATGTTCTTGCGGTGCTGTTCCTTTTCGCTGAGTGTCTCACCCGCCTTCTGCCGCCGGGTGAGTTCCGACAGTTCCGCGCGGTGCGCCCTGGCTGCCGATTCGCGCGCTTCGGCTGCCGGACCCTCACGCTCACGCTGGCCCATGCTGACGTTCTGGCGCAACTGGTGACCGCCGATCGAGGCGGTGCCCCTGGTCTTCTCCGACCGCCGCTGACCAAGGTACTGCTGGCTCTGTGTGGTGATCCGCTGGTGCGGTAACTCCCGCTTCATCGCTGCCGTCACCGGCCTTGGTGACTGTGTACCTTTCTTCGGCGGCGGTTTCGGCGTGCGTGGCGGCGGCTCGGGGATGTCGAGCCGGTGGGCACGCATCTCCTCGTAGCTCGGTTTGGCTGCCGGTGGCGCAGGCGGTGGTGTCTTTCTGAGTTGTGACCCACCGGACTTGCGTGACTGCCAACCCTTCCGCGCACCGGCGCTGGTACCCTCGTCACGCAATAGCGCGTTACCGCCGATCCCGCCAAACATCGGGCTAGCGCGGTCACCGTTCTGTGCCTGGGCGGCGATCTCCTTCATGTCGATCGGCGCGGTGGTCACGCTCTCACCGAGTGTCTTGAGGAAGTCGAGGATGAGTTGCTCGATCTCCTCGTCACTCGGACCGGCATCGGCGAAGTAGGCGTGATCGTCACCGCCCGCCATTGCGTACTCACCGTGGAGCGCGCGGCGTCCGGCTGCCCTGCCCGCCATGCTGGCGAACCGGGTACCGTGCTCATCGATCGCGTGATCGGCCACATGCTCGGCAAACTGGCTGACGATGTACTCGGAAGCGTGACCGACCGCGTGCTCCAGGAGCGGACCGAGACCCGGTACAAGGTGTACCCCGGTAGCAACCTTGACCGTAGTAATCACCGCCTTGCGCGCCAGGAACTTGAGTGACTTCACATCGGAGTCACTCAGCGGCAGTCCCGCCGCCATGTTGTGCAGAGTGACACCGGCACTCTTCCAGTTGTGCACGTCGTGCTTCAAGCTGTCGAGAATCACCTTGGGCACGTTCTGTGACAGTAACTTGCCGACCTTCACCCGCATCGGCGAATTAGGGTCACCCAAGCCCTTGGTGAGTTGTGCCTCCTCGCCCTTCGAGCCAAACAGTTCGTGACCGGTCTCGCGGGCTTCCTGTTTGGCATGCTGGGCGAGGCGTGAGGCGGACGCCGCGACGGACGATGCGGTACCGCCACCCTTCTGCTTCATCCACGTCGCGATGCGACTGGCGGCGCTGGGGTGACGCGTCTGTGTGTGTTCCGGCTTCGAGCGGGGGCGCAGCTTACCCCCGGAGATCGTCTGCGACCGGATCGGCTTGCTTTGCTTCGCCTGGGCACCCGGTCCCTGCATGGTGGCGAACTTGCCATGACTGCGCTTGTGTTGTTCCTCATGCCACGGCGCGTCACTGAACCAAGTGTCGATCGTGTTGATCATTGTCACCACCACGGAGACTTGTCGTAACCCCGGAACGGTTCCGGGTCACGTTTTGGTGCCGCTTGCTTGGTTTGGGAACCAGCCTTGATGTCGAGTTCCCCGCCGCGCCAATACGGTGTCTTTTCACTGTGCATGTTATACGGTGACGCGCCGCCACGCGCGCGGGTCTGTGCCGCCTTCTTGGCACCTTCGCTGGTACCGGCGTCACGCGGGTAGATGGTCTCGCCGGTCTTCTTTTTCTTCATGTTAGTCTTGCCGGGTACCTCGCTCGCCATCATCGCGCCGTTACTGTCGCGCGCACGCGATCCCCGGAACGGGATGTTGAAGTGATAGTGACCCATCTCGTCCCTCCCAGAGGCGTCACGGTTGAACTCGCCGCCAAATTCGGAAAGCCGGTTGACCCCGCTCTCGGCGCGGCGTACCAGCCCGGTGCCCCGGTTGATGAGGCCGGTGCCCGCTTTGACACCTTCGGTGGCTGCCCTGCCGATATTGGGCAGCTTGGCCTTTGGGGCTGCTGGCGGCTTCGCGCCGGGTGCTTTGGGGGGCTTGGCACGCGGGGGCTTGACGGATGGCACCGTGGGCGCGCCCTGCGCGTCCCTGAGGTTGATATGGACGTGGGGCACGGTACCGCTCCCTTGTTTGGTTTCGATCGACTAATACAGGCTCAGATACGCCCCTGCGCCAGGATGATCGACAGGAAATAGAACGCCAGCGCCAGCCACCCCAGGTGCGGCCTCGTCAGATTCGGGAAATACCACGGGGTGAAAGCTTCGATCAGCGCCAGGACGAACGCCACGACGATGAGGATTAGCTGAACCATCTGTCACCTCTCTAGTGCAGGATCAGCTTCTTACGAGTGTCCTTGCGGTAGCTCTCGATCGGTGGCCGGTAGTGTGGCCAACACTTCTGTACCGCGACAGCGACTTCCATCGCTGATGGATGAATACCCTTTTCCGCGAACTGTCGCAACCACATCAGCAACTGGTTCTGGATTTCCTTGGGTTCCAGGTCGCGACGGCAGCAGATGATGAAGCGGGCGGTCGGGAGCACGAACAGCCCCAACGGCGGGAACTCGTAACCGGTCTCGGCCTTGAACTTGACCGCGTGGTCGTTGACGATGTTCTCGACGGTGTCGATGAGGTGCTGGTCGAACTTGGCGAAATTGGTGACAAACCGGCCCAATACCTTGCCGAGTTCCTGCAAGCCCTCACGCACTCTCGGGTCGTTGTTTTCGAGCATCGGCATGGTCACTGCCTTTATCTGATTCTCTCGCCGCTGCGGGTTCACTTCCCATCTTGGATTCTAAATCTCGCTGGCTGGTTCACGCGAGAACCTTGTTTCAAATCGGGATCGGTGGTTCACTCCCTCGGAGTGTTTCTAATCGCTAATCGAGGCTCGTTTACCTTGGTACGCTTCTGTCCTATCAAGTGACTCGTTCGTCTGGGATGTATCTATCGCGTGCAGGGACTCGCTCGCGGGTGTGGTTTCTGTTCTTTCTCCTGACTTAGGTACAGCATACGGGTATTGGCCACGCCTGACCATACGGTACAGTGCCGATCGCATCCCGGTGCAGAACGCACACATCACACAGGCTTCCAGCCTTGCGGCTTGGAAATGACTTCGTGATGGATCGGCGTCACCAGGACAAAACGTTTAAGCTCTTTGTCCCAGTATGCTCTGACCGCCCAATCGAGGCGGATCATGATCTCACTGCCGTCCTTGGGCGCGGTGTCACCCGGTTCCCACTCGGCGCGGATCGGATGCGGTTCGTTGTCGCCGTACATTAGATTGGTGACTTCCAGATATCGTAGCCGACCTTGGCATGGGTACCGGCTTCGGGTTGCGGCTGGTCGGTCTCGCGGAAGTTCTTTGCGGCGTCCGCCATCTTGTGGATGACGCTCGACACTACCGGCTTGCTGGTGTCACCAGCACCGATGGTCTCCATGATGTACCGCATCTCTTCGGGGGTGAGGTCGACGTTCATGTCTTGGTCTCCGTGTGGTTTCATGAGTCACTCCAAGAATATGTGTCTGTCTAGATGTTCTGGTTAACTCCAAGGCACTGTATCTAATCTGGTGATTTGGTTCACACCAATGGATTGTGTCTATCTAAGATTTTGGTTCGCTGCGCCCCAGGCTGTCAGTCCCGGCACCAGTTCCACGGCGTTTCTCGCCGTAGCGCGTTCGGACGACCTGTGTCTTTCCACGCGTGTGGCTTACTCGGATCATGGGCTAGGTACCTCGCTCCCGATCGTGGTTCACTCCGCTAGGGTGTGTCCGTTTGCGTTTCGGGTTCACTTCACCGCCTTGTATCACTCGTCGCCTAAGGTTCAATCGAGTAACAATACTCGCTTCTTGACGCTCCGACTGGGTGTCTCTTTTCTCGGCACTGGCTTACTCGACGAGCCTCCTGTATCTAATCGTGTCAATTGGCTAAGGAACATCTGTGCCTGTTCCTCCGTGATAAACCGCACCGACCAACCGTCCTGGTCGTGTTGCTGGGTCGAACACTGCCAGCCCTTGCTGACGCGGAACAGGGTAAAGCCTGTGAGCATCGTCACTCCAACCTTTTGTGTCTGTCTCGCAATATTTCTGGTTCGCACGTCTTACTTGCGTCGGTCTGTTTCCAACGGCTCACTTTGCCCACTCGCATCTCTTGTGTCGATCGTTTTGTGTGGCTCGTTCTGACGTTTGTATCAGTTTGGTTCACTCCTCATTTATGTATCTGTCCGGCGGACCGGTTCGCGCACATATAATGTGTCTCTGTCACTGAATGTGGCTCGCTCCCCATGTGTCTGTCTTATTGTATGGCTCACTCAGCCGGGGTGTGTCTCTCGACATGGCAGGCTCGTTCCCTTGATGCTGCATCTCTCATGCTTGACGACTAACGTCATCATACCACCTTACGCACGTCACGGAAATTCTCAAAATAGTGCCTGAAATCTCCCAAAGTGTACTCTTTCCCGCCCATAAACCGCGCGGGGCCGGACCCATCGGCATAAAAGCCGTTGAAGATTTTCATCACGTCGCGGCTGTCGCCCCAGCCCAGGAACACCTTCGGCTGGTGGTACTTCTTGCTGCCGGGTTCCTGGGTATCGATGACAAACACCCGGTTACTCGCTTCGTGCGGTCCCAGGAACACGTCGAGACAGTCACCGTCATTGGCGACGGTGCCGGGGAAGTAACCGTACGGTGCGAGCATCACCGCGCCGCCGGAACTGCCCTGGTGACGCTCGTCACCTTGCTCACACTCGACACAGACGCGGAACCCGGCGTAATCGGTGATGCGCTTCGGCGGTCCGTCCTGGTCATTGGTATAGATGTGGAAGATCGGTTTCTTGACCGTTTCCTCTTCGGTGACATATTGCCCGGTTCCCGGTATCGCCTCGAACGGTAACTCAGGCTCGTCATCCTCGCTGGCCTTTTCGCCACCGGCACCGAGGATCGTGCGCATGCCCCCTGGCAAGAACGAGGGGCGGCGTTTTCCTCCACTGCCACCCGGAAGGAACGACCGCCCCTCGTCCTGCCCGCCGGGTTTCGGGAGTGACGCTTGTCCACCCCTTCCAGGGAGGAAGGAAGGTTCTGGTGGACCCCCTTCTCCCGGCCCGCCTTCACCGCCCACCCCAGGCGGTGTCAGCGGTGGCGCTGATTCGGCTGCATCGATCATCTCGTCGGTAATGTTCGTCCAGACGCCGGTACGGTGACTTTGCTGCTTGAGTTCCTTAAAGATCAGTGCCTGATCGGTGACGACCCCAGCCTCGAAGGCTTGCAGTACCTGCTGAGTGACACCACTGGAGATTTGTACCTTTTCGATCTCCTGCAACTGCCA